TGCCAGTCTTGGATATGAACTTAGCACAGCTGCAGAAACTGCGAAGCCTGAGAATGGCGGGGACGGGGACGTTGGTGCTGTGCGCGGTGGAGCAATCGGCGAATCAGCCGGCGGTGTTGTTGGCGGGATCGCTGGAATGTTCCTGGGTCCTGTTGGCGGTATGATTGGTGCAATGATCGGTGCTGCGGCTGGCAAGGCCCTTGGCACTTGGATCGGTGCCGACAGCGCTGTCGACAAGAACACACGTGAGCTTAAGGAGAACACGGATGCGATGATCACTGCACGGCGCGCTGGCGCAGGCTCTGATGTCGTCTCAACGAACAACATCGACTCGCTCACTGGCTCTGTTCTTCAGATGGGGAAGGCGTACTCCCCACCATCGATCACTGATCAGCAGAAGATGCAGGATGATCTGAACAAGAAGAACGGAACGAACTTCGCTCTGGGCGCTACTGGCACGGTTCCGACTGGGAACACGCCAGCACAGTTCGACGAGAATGGTGTGATGGTCGTTCCTCCAATGGTGAACGGCGTCCCAGTAAGCATGTCGTCTGTTGCTACTCCAGTCTCAGTTACCCCATCAAGTGTCAATTCTACAGCGCTAAATACTGGAACACCGGATACCGATGGCACGCAATCAACCCCAGCAGCAACGACGGCTGCACTTGGAACGATCTCAGGTCTGTCACCAGAGGATAGCATCAACCTCCGTCGAATGGCTGATGCTTCTGAAAAGGCAAATGCTCTTCATCAGGCAGTTGTGGATAACACTGGAGCGACGGCGAAGAACCTTCGGAACCGTCAGCCAGACATCGTTGATCAGGTTGTGCGTGCCGGCATGCAGCGGTAAGAATAAGGAGACCTAGTGTCAACGTTCCAGAATTACTGGCGTATCATTACGCCCGCATCGCGCAAGCAGATGTACACGACTCTCAGCACCGATGCGTATGATCCACGCACGACTGACATGTCCTCGCTGTCCTCAGTTCAGTGGTACTCACAGGTCCTTCGTGGGCCTGGGTCGCGTTCTGCGAACTACAAGACGTACGATTCGATGGACACTGACATCGACATCGCTCGGTCACTTGACATCATCGCCGAGGAAATGTCTGGGAAGGATGACAAGACGAACCTTCCATTCGTGATCGAGTATCAGAAGGAAGACAATCAAGACGTGTCTGACTCGACAGCGGTGACGCTTCGTCAGGCTGTTCGTCAGTGGTCTGAAGTTCAAGACTTCAACAAGCGCATGTTCAGCATCTCACGCTGCCTGATCAAGTACGGCGACTGCTTCTTCCGAAAGACATCAGACACGAAGAAGTGGATCTACGTTGACCCGAACCTCGTGTATGGAATCGAGGTGAATGAAGCTGGCGACATCGTGAACTATCACGTGAAGCGCGCGAACACTGGCGGGAACACGCCGTCGAACTCGTTCGGCGTTGCTCGGAACGAGATGCTCGACATCATCCCAGCTGCCGCAATGATTCACTTCACGATGTCTGATGACATGGGTGACAGCGCTCCGTTCGGGAACTCCGTGCTGAAGCCGATCTTCCGTGTGTACCGTCAGCTCGCGATGATCGAAGATGCCGTGATCATTTATCGTATCGTTCGTGCTCCTGAGCGTCGCGTGTTCTACGTGGACACTGGGAACATGCCACCACAGCGCGTGAAGCAGTACCTCGAGCAGATCAAGAACGAGATTCGTCAGAAGCGTGCTCCGAACACGAGCGGTCAGGGCAAGGACTCAGTCGATGGTCAGTACGATCCACAATCGATTCAGGAAGATCTGTTCTTCCCGGTCACGGCTGCCGGTCGTGGCTCGCGCGTTGAGACTCTGCCAGGAGGTACCGAAGACTTCGGCACGAATCTGCTGAAGTACTTCCAAGACAAGGTATTCCGCGGGCTTCGTATCCCAACATCGTACATGGGCGGGGCCGATGGTCAAGGTGCTCAGTATAACGACGGCAAGGTCGGTATCGCGTACATCGAAGAACTTCGATTCGCGAACTTCGTGATGCGTCTTCAAGACCGTATCGAAGAGATCATGGACCAAGAGTTCAAGGTGTACTTGAAGGTCGTTGGCCTGAAGATTGATGATGAAATCTTCAAGCTGAAGCTCCCAGACCCAGCGAACTTCGCACTGTACCGTCAAGCCGCTCTCGATGCGGACATGATCAGCTCGTTCAACAACGTCGAAGGCGTGAAGTACCTGGCACGTCGATTCATTCTGAAGCGTTACCTCGGCCTATCAGACGACGAGATCCAGATGAACGAAGTGATGCTCAAGGAAGAACGTGGGATCATCGAAACAGCGAACGTCTCTGCTCTGCAGCAAATGTATGATCCGGCTGTGTACGACAATCGTGCTCAGGTCTCTGTTGATTCTGGTGAAGCAGCACCCGAGGATGTCGCTGGCGGTCTTGGTGATGAGTCGGACATCGGAGCCACCGGTGGGTTCTTTGATGGTCAGCCAGGCACCGAAGGTGCTGGAGATGAAGGAGCTGAAGGTGGTGGCGATGAAGGTGGTGAAGGTGGTGAAGCTCCTCCTGAAGAAGGCGGTGCAGAACCTGCAGCTCCAGCTGGCGGCGAAGCTTAAATACGAGATCCCACTAGGAGCCCTATGAAAGTCGCAGAACTATTCGAATCGAAGCCGCTTGACACCGCGGACGTGAAGAAGATCAAGTACGAGGACGTTTCGGCGTTCGTGCTGAAGCTTGTCCTGAAATCTCTTCACGGCCTGACGCCTGACGTGATTCACGACATCAAAGTGAACTACGAGAACGATCGATTCTGGACCGAGAACATCCATCAGATCCTGCCTGAGATCGAGGCGTGGGTAGGCGGCTCAGACAATCACAGCACCGAAGACGAGATCTACAATACCGTCGAGGAAGTCTGCACGAAGATTGTCGATTACTACGACAACTCCTGGAACCACGAGCCAGGTGCGAAGCTCCCGAAACTCTCGTACGATGAAGGCGGCCTCGGTTTCACTGAGTTCGAGAAGCTTCTACAAGCAGCGTTCCCAGTGACGAAGCTCGCCAAGGATCGTGACAACGAGCATCGCAAGGAGCAGGCTGCTCTATGGGCGAAGCGAGACAAGGCTGAACGAGCAAAGTCTCGGAAGCCTGAGTCGGTCGCTGAGGTCGCAAAGGCTGTCGACAAGGCTTGGACATCGGTATTCAATCCGAAGATGTACGCGACGCTCGCGAAGGACCCAGAGCGTTATGACTTCGACAAGGGGTTCGCTCCGAAGAACGCTCGCGACATCGGCGAACGGAATCAACAGCTGCACGACAAGAACCACAAGTACACGCTAGCGTACCACGTGTTCGAGTACTTCATGCGCTTCGCAGGCGACGACATGGACTACGAAGAAGTCACAGCGCTCCGCCATATCGGGAAGTCGCCGAAGTCGTTCGCACAGCTCGTTGCGGCATCGAAACAACTCCAGAAGTTCGCGTAAGCGGTAAATACTTCACATCCAACACAAGGGCCGCTATGAAGCTACTCACTGAAAATATTTCGCCGATCGGCGCAGCTCTCTGCGAAATGCGCAAGGGCAATGACCTCTATCTGAACGGCATCCTGATGCAGGCTGCTCTGAAGAACGGCAATGGTCGCGTGTACCCAGTCGATGAGATCTCGGCAGCTGTCACGACCGCTGCGAAGCGTATTGTCGAAGGCCACTACATCCTTGGCGAGCTGAATCACCCTGACGTTCTCTCGATCAACCTCGCGAACGTCTCACATGCGATCACCGAGATCCGCATGGATGGGAACAACGCCATGGGGAAGATGAAGCTCCTGAACACGCCGTCTGGAAACATCGCCAAGGGTCTGATTGAAGGTGGCGTCCGTCTTGGTGTCTCCTCACGTGGCACTGGGAACGTGAATGAAGGCGGGAATGTCTCTGACTTCTCGTTCGTGACTGTCGACATCGTGTATCAACCATCAGCACCTGACGCCTACCCGAACATTGTTCGTGAAGCCTTGGAACAGAAGTCAATCATCGATCTGTCCGAAGCAATGGTGAACGACAAGAAGGCACAAGCGTATCTCAAGAAAGAGATTCACAAGTTCCTCGAATCACTGAAGTTCGTCGCAAAGTAAGGACCAAGAATGGACAACCGAATTCTTCAGCTCGCCGGTCTTCTGACCGAAGCGAAGAAGCTTCCAGTCACGCCACCAGGCGTGAAGGGCGAGAAGCCAACTGAGTCAAAGAACCCGACGGTCAAGGTTCCAGTCGCCCCACCAGGCGCAGACAAGAAGCTGAAGCCTGTCAAGAAGGGCCACAAGGTCATGGAGAACGCGATCGTCGAAGACGTGACCGCGCACTTCGCTGCCAAGGGCAATGGTCAAGGTGGGAACATCTTCGTTCTCGATGCTGACCAGAATGTTGCGCAGTTCGCAGCAATGCTTGGTGTTCCATCAGGCTGGAAGCTCACTCAGATCAAGAATGGTCTTTGGGCAGCATTCAATGAAGGCGATCGTCTGTCGTTCTTCACGAGCCAATCAGACTTCCAACCAGACGATCAAGATGGTGAAACCAATGACAACGAATGAACGAATCCTTGAGCTCGCTGGCGTGAAGACAGGCACAGCTCTGACAGAAGGCAAGGGCGACAAGGTCGATGGGATGTTCGACGAGCTTCTCGGCGTCTGGAAGAAGTACAAGGAGCCTGAGCTGCAACAAGCCGTGAAGAAGGCAATGCGCAAGGCATATCAACAGGGGACCCGTGACGGCGAGACCGATACGCTCCTCGGACCACGTCACTGATTGGAACGAATATGAAGCTCGCTGAACTTTTCCCAGCAAAGATCGTTGAGGCCTCTGCGCCAGCATACGTCACAATGGATCTCGACGTGAACTACATCGACGAAGACGATCGTGACGAGCAGATCACCGCGAAGGTGTTCGTGACTTGCAAGAGTCACGAAGACGCGGAATCCCTGATGGGTGCCCTCGAAGCCGAAGATGACCCAATCGAAGTTGAAGACGACGATCTGCTGAATCACATCCTCGACAACAGCGATCTCGACGGTCAGCAAGGTGCTCATGGCCCTGGCACGATCGATCACAAGTCGATCAAGGTCGTTGACACGAAACCTGATGGGAACGTGTTCGCTGCCACACGCAAGAACCTGATCGGATACTGAAATGAAGCTCGCAGAACTCTTTGAAGCTCAAGAAGATCTCGCTGGTGCATCGCTTGTTCTTGCAACGCTCACCGTTGACTACCAAGACGAAGATGCTGATGAAGATCACAAGGTCGTGAAGGTGTACTGGTCCGCAAAGGACATGGACGACGCAAAGGGACAAGCCGAGTCGATCAATGAGCTTGTGGATCCAGAGTACGATCTCGCTGAAGCACCTTGGATCAAGGGTGTCATGAAGAAGGCTGTTGGCGGCATTGTGAACGTGATGCGCATCGAGTTCTCCTCAGCGAAGGCAGTCACGAAGGTTCCGTCGTCCGCATTCGAGATTCCGAAGCAAGACTTTTGATCTGCTAGAACCTGTAAATAGGATCGCAGTTCATACACATAGGAGCCCACATGGCAGATCACGCTGAACAACTCAAGGCGATGTTGCAAGACGTCATTCACGGTCGGACCGAGCAAGCCTCAGTCACGATGCACGACTACTTCGTTTCGAAGTCTCGTGAGGTCGCTGGCCTCGCACCAGTGGAAGAGCCTACCACGCCCGATGACGACACTGATTTCGACAACACGCCGAATGACAATGAATAAGAGCTCGTAGAGCTCTCTGAGGACCGAAAAGCACTTGGATTTTCGGTCCTTTTTTGCGTGTTTCGCTAAATAAAAACATGCGCTCGAGATGACAGAAGTACTTGTCCCTCGCCAATCCAAGCGTAGTTAAGTCAGTGATGACTTCTCTACAACCCAACAACCCAAAAGGAGAAAGCAATGGATGAGATTCTGAACAAGCTTCTGCAGTCCGAGCTCCTCAGCGAAGAAACCAAGGCTGAAATCTCCGAGCAATGGACCGCATCTGTCGAAGCCTTCAAGTCGCAAGTTCGCGAAGAAGTCTCTGGCACTGTCCGTCTTGAACTCGCAGAACAGTGGGCAGGTGAACGCGACGAACTTATCGGCAAGGTCGATACGTTTGTGGCAGAAGCCCTGACCAAGGAAATCGCAGAGCTGCGCGGAGACATCGATCGCTTCCGTGATCTCGAAGCCGAACTGGCTGAGAAGATCGTGGAAGAGAAGCACAAGCTCGCAGAAGAAGTCGCTCAAGAGCTCGATGGCCTCGTCGACAAGATCGACCAGTTCTTCGAGATGCGCCTCGCTGCTGAGATGGAAGAGCTGTCGGAAGACCTCGCTGTCGTGAAGCAGAACCAATTCGGTCGCAAGATCTTCGAAGCATTCGCAGCAACGTACGGTGAATCGTATGTCGATGAAGATGCTGTTCAATCGAAGCTCACGGTCGCCGAAGCGAAGCAAGCCGAACTCGAGAAGCAACTCGCTGAACGCGAAGAGACTCTGAACAAGATGGTCCGTGAAGCGAAGATGGAATCCGTTCTGTCGCCGCTGACTGGCAAGAAGCGTGAACAGATGGCGATGGTTCTTCGGAACATCGAAACTGGTCGCCTCGAAGAAAGCTACAAGTTCTTCATCGGTCGTATCCTCAAGGAAGGCGATGAGCCAGCCGTGAAGCCAACGATCACTGAAGGCAAGCAGCCTGAAAACAAGACTACTGTTGTCACCGGCGAACCTGCCGACAAGACAATTGTGGAATCCCAACAGACGGACCGATCAGCTGATCTGGCCGCGCTGAAGCGCCTCGCTGGCATCAAGTAACCCCAGCATCTCTGGAGAAAAACCATGACACTAATTGAAAACTGGCAAGAAACCAAGGATGCCCTGCTTGACGGCCTCGTTGGTTCCAAGAAGTCCGTGATGAACACCCTTCTGGAAAACCAGAAGCAGTATCTGCTGGAAACAGCTGGATCAACAGCCGTCGTTGCTGGTGATATCGGCAACTTCCAGAAGATCACGATCCCGATGATCCGCCGTATCCTTCCAGGCACGATCTCGTCTGACCTCGTTGGCGTGCAGCCAATGTCTGGCCCAGTCGGTCTCGTGTACTCGCTGCGCTTCGCTTTCGCTGAAGCCACCGACGCAACTGGCCCGAACGTTGTTGCTGCGAATGACATCGCTGCTGGCGACGAAGCCTTCGCGAACAACTCGAAGATGAAGCGTTTCTACTCATCGGCGAACGTCGGCACCACTGGCTACCCGCCAGCACTGACGGCTACCACGTCTGACGGCTTCGCAGCTCGCACTGCGGACTACGAAGGCTTCGGCGGTCGCGCAATGCGCCTCTCGGTTCTGAAGCAGACGATCTCAGCTGGCTCACGCAAGCTGCAAGCTCGCTGGACCATGGAAGCTGCGCAAGACCTGAACAGCCAGCACGGTCTGGACCTCGAGTCCGAACTGACTGCTGCTCTGTCGGCTCAGATCGCTCACGAAATCGACAACGAAATTCTGACCGACCTTCTGTCGCTCGCTTCGTCTGTCTCGACGTATGACTTCGCTGCTCCGACAGCTGGGTTCTCGCCGAACTACCTGGGCGATCGCTACGCGACCCTCGGT